ACATGTTGAGAAGATGCTCCACTTATTGTTGTAAGTAGAGCCATAGCCCGGTACCAATTGGTATTAGGTAATTGCCCAAACTCCTGCACGAGGATCCCTCATTGAGGCTTTATCATTGGAGACAACACACAAATTTCACCGTCATGAAAGTACAAATTAATATACTAACATGGTTGGCTCATTGGTGGTTTCCAGATGTCAATCATGCAAGACTTGCCATAGAAGAACTTTTATTAAAAGTTAGTCTATGGGAAGTGACTAAAGGCCGTCTTTGGGTGATTACTCACCTAAAAGAGATGCGTCTTTTATATACAAGATCTCTTTGCGGAGATCCTATTTATAATTCAACACATGTAATAGGAATTCGAAAAGATGGATTGCCGAAAGGCTTTCCAATTTTGAATTCAATCTTCACAAGTGGAAAAGATAATGACATAAGATTTATTCTTACATTATTATCAATTTCACGGACAATAAAAGATTGGAAAGATCCCGATCTTCAAACTATATCTAACCCATATACTGGATTAGTGTTCTCTAATCAGGACATTGATCCTTTCATTCATAAATTTATGAGTGACTTTGGAATCAAAGGCTTCAACCTTGAATGGTCCCGTGAAGATTATTACTACTCTACAAAATCAGGTCCGAATGGTCTGGCGACTTGGTTATCTATTATAGATGCCATCTGTCTACCATCAAGTATAACTGATAATCTGAAATCTCTTTCTGAAAACTTGTTCCTTGAGATGCAACGTTGGCAAACATTTAGTTTAGGTATTTTTCCTAAACTAAATAGTAAACCAAACGCTGTATGTAAAGGTCTAAGTCGTAAATTAAGTGTAGTTCAAGATCCCGATGGGAAAAGTAGAATAATTGCAATTTTTGACTATTGGTCACAAAATATCTTGAAGAAATTCAATGATAAAGTGTTCAATATTCTTAAATTGTTACCACAAGATAGAACCTTTACACAAGATCCTAGAGTTACTTTTGAGGGTCCATACTATTCATTTGATTTAAGTGCTGCTACTGACAGATTTCCACTAGCGTTTCAAGAACGCGTAGTTAGAAGTCTATTAGGTAGTAACACTCAAATGAAAGCATGGAGTTCCTTATTAGTAGGTCAAGAATTTTATGTTCCATGGGAAGATCGATTCATAAAATATGAAACCGGTCAACCTATGGGGGCCTATTCTTCATGGGCTATTTTTACCCTATCTCACCATATAATCGTCCAGTGGAGTGCATTCTTAATTGGAGAATATCCAACTAATAAATACATCCTTCTTGGCGATGACATTGTGATTGGAGGGACAGAACTAGCTGAAACTTACAAAGCTATAATGAGTTCTCTTGGTGTAGGAATATCTAATTACAAATCACATGTATCAACAAATACATATGAATTTGCGAAAAGATGGTTCCGTAATGGTCGAGAAGTATCTGGATTGCAAGTGAATGCTTTCATGGAAACATGGAAGTCATATCCTTTGCTTTTCCAGGTAGTTCGAGAGTATTACGAAAGAGGGCTATTTCCTAAACGAATTAGTACCTATCCTATGTTGATTGAAACATTACTAGTCTTACTTGGAACATACGAGCGAAAAGCTCAAAATATTTCAAGAAAAGTAGGAATGTTGCATGCATTTTATCGGTGGAGTCACGATGGGGATCTCAGAACTATCCGTGAAACGTTAGTTCAGTTATGCCCAAGTGATGCACCTATACCTGATGAGACACATCCCTTATTCGAATTCTTAATTCTTATGAGGTATGATATGGCTTATCAAGTAATACATAAATCAACTCTATCAAAAGTTAATAAATTCTTGGAAGAAATTCCTGAATTATTAATGAATGATAGTGAGACCTTCAATCCGGATCAGATGGAGGAATTTGATGTTGATATAGATTTGGATGCACTAATGAATGGAGATATTGATTTACCAAAATCAACTTCTTTTGGATTTAGTGATATCCATAACTTACCTTCTGTTATATCCTTAACGAATATAGCAGCTAGGTTAAGCAAGGATCCACGTATATCAATCGAAAATCCAAATCTGCAAGAGCATATTTCTGCTCTCGTAGTACCTGGCATCGAAGATATTAAATATAAAAGAAGAAACGCACAAGTGTTCATCAAACACTCAGTCTTATCTCAGAAAGTACTTCATTTTCATAAAGTACTTGCGAGAGGAGCCTGGATGTTTGAGGTACAATGGTTCAACCGTAATGGTGTTCCAATGCCTTAGTACTTGCATGAATAATTCTGATTAACCTTAGTCCGTTTCCTAATGGACCCATACTCGTAGTTAGGCCGTTGGGGTTAATACCCCTAATGTCAGACCTACGAGGAGCTAATCAACATGGCTTAGATAAAAATTCAATAACTATAGTGTTATTGAGTGGGTTTCTAAGCATCATCCGTTTATG